AACCTTTATATACATTTAACACCATTTGAGTAGGGTCATTGATTAATAAACAGTTATGAATAATAAAATTGAAATACCAAATATATTGATTAACAATAAGTTTGGAAAAGAGGAATTTTTAAAACTTTACGATGAAGTTTTAGGTAATGGAAAAGTTGAAGCAAAAGAATTATTTGCTTTTGTAACTTATTGCGCAGAGTATGGAAATTATGTAAAATTTGAACTTGATATGCAAGTTGAAGGATCTACAATAATTGCTGGTAATGGAACTGAAATACCAAATCCAAAACACGCAATGAAGCAAAGCAGTTTTAATGCAATGATGAAAGCAGCAATGCAAATTGGATTAACTCCAAAAAGTAGAATCAAATCTACAACTAAAGCAAAAATGTCTAAACTTGATTCATTAAGAGAATTGGCTAAGAATGGCTAAATTAGAATCTGAACTTTTAAGATATTGCGAAACTGAGCAATGTGAATTAATACATAAATCACAGCAAAGGTTTCTTTATGACTTAAAAAGAACTGATATTTATTTAGATTACGAGAAAGCTAATTTTGCAATAGGATTTATTGAAAGTTTAAACCACGTGGATGGATCGCCATTTAAATTAGAGTTATGGCAGAAGTTTTTATTAGCTAATCTATTTGGTTGGTATTATATTAATGGAATAAGAAGATTTAAAACAAGTTACATAGAAGTACCACGAAAGAATGGCAAAACTGCATTAGCTGCTGCCATTGCTTTATATGGATTAATTGCCGATACACACGATGATGGGCAAATTTATACCTGCGCAACTACACGTGACCAAGCCACGATTTGTTATAAGGCTGCAAAGCAAATGATAAAACAAACTGATTGGCTAAATGAGTTAGTCAGAGTGATGCAGTATGAATTGATAAATATTGAAAAAGGATTTGATACTGGTATTATGAAAGCTTTATCAAGTGATTCTAATACATTAGATGGATTAAAACCATATATTGCAGTAGTGGATGAATATCACGCTCACAAAACTGATGAAGTTTACAATGTAGTAAAGTCAGGAATGGGCGCAACTAAAAATCCATTGTTGTTTACAATTACTACTGCAGGATTTTTAAAAGATGGGCCTTGTTTTAAAGAGCGTAAATATTGCATTGAAGTATTAAGCAAGAAACTAAAGGATGACACATTATTTGCAATGATATTTACCATTGATGAAAATGATGACTGGCAAGATCCTAATGCTTGGCAAAAAGCAAATCCAAATTTAAATGTAAGTGTTAATCTTGATTTCTTAAAAGCAGAACTGACTGCAGCTAAAAATGATGGTAGTAAGGAAATAAACTTTAAAACAAAATATTTAAATGTTTGGACTGATACTGCTACAACGTGGATTCCTGATGAGAAGTGGATTGGAAGCGGTCAAACATTTGATGAAAGTATTTTAGAAGGTAGAGAGTGTTTTGGTGGAATGGATTTAAGTAAAAGCCAAGATTTTAGCAGTTTAGTTTTAAACTTCCCACCATTACCAGGCGAAACCGATTTTAAACAATTGTATTTCTTTTGGATCCCAAACGATGTAGCTAAGGAACGCCACAAAAGAAACTATCACAATTATGTTAATTGGAATAAGATTGGATTGATTAAGTTTACTGAAGGTAATGTAATAGATCACCAAATTATAAGGAATGATATTAATGAACTTGCAAGTAAATACAAAATACAGTTTATAAACTATGATGCTATATTTGCAACTACACTTGTAACTGAATTAACTGAAGATGGAATTAGCTTACATCCATTTAGACAAGGCTTTATGAGTATGGCTGCTCCAACTGCAGAACTTGAAAGGTTAATAATAAGTAAAGAACTAAGCCACAATAATAATGAAGTAATAAGGTGGATGGCAGGAAACGTATTAATATTGCGTGATGCTTCAGGTAATATGAAAGTGGATAAGAGTAAGCCCGAAAATAAGGTAGATGGAATTGTAAGTAATATAATGGCCATTGCTGCTTATATGCAATATATGAAAGAGAATCCAAAAGAACAAGAATATTTTTTTATTAATGTTAGATAAATTATGACAATTACAGAGTATTTCCAAAGGTATTACAATTTACTTCCATTTCACGCAAATGGTGAATCCGCTTACATTGAATTAGAGCAGGAGTATTTTGAAAAGTTTAAAAGAAATAGGTTTAAAACTTATAATAGCTTTAAAAGAAGTAAGAACTATTATTTTGGGCTATATTAGATAGTTACAATTAGATACAATAGCTTTATGTTACTTTGTAAAAATAATGGCTAATTTATTAACTCGGTTTTTACCAAATTTATCACTAAGGGCTAAAGCTCCAAAGTCATTAATGCCTGCTAACCAGTTTAGCGGATTTCCATTGCAAAATTGGTTTAGTGGCTTTGCAAAGAGTGGTGAACAAGTATCTGAAAAGAATGTTAAGCAGTTAGCTGTTTACTATGCTTGTATAAGAAATATTGCTGAAGATATTAGTAAACTTCCTTATATAGTAGTTAAAACCGAAAAGAATGGTAATAAAAGTAGAGTAAGTAACTTAAATGTTGCTAAGATACTACAAGTTAAGCCAAATAGTTATTCAACTCCAATTGGTTTAAAATATTCAATTATAAATGATGCTATTGCTAGAGGTAATGGTTATGCTTTAATTATTAGGGACAAAGCAGGTTTAGCTACTGAAATGCACTACATAGATTCTAATTTTGTATTTCCTGAATTTGATATTGATACAAAGTCAATGTTTTATCAAATTAATTATACTCCTTTAGGTTTAAGTGGCATTTATTCTAGTGAAGATATATTTCATATAAAAGGGCCAGGTAATTCTATGGTTGGCCAATCAGTATTAGCTTTTCAATTAGAAACATTAGGCCACGCTTTAGCAATCCAAAATTATTCAAGTAAATATTTTAGCGGTGGTGCTTCAATGAGTGGTATCTTAACTTTTGAAGGAGTTAACGATGAAAAGAAACTAAGACAATACACTGAGATGTTTATGGCTAGTTACACTGGTGGTTCAATTGCTGCAATGCCAAGTGGTGTAAAGTTTGAAGCAATGGGTAATGATCCGCAAAAATCGCAGTTCGTAGAAACTGAGAATTATATGCGTGGCGAAATTGCACGTTGGTTCAGAATGCCATTGAGTAAATTACAAGATTTATCAGATACAAATAATTCAGCATTAGAGCAGGTTAACATAAACTATGTTACTGATTGTTTAATGCCTTGGATAGTTAGATTTGAACAAGAAGCAGACCAAAAACTATACGCAATTTATGAACGTGATATTTATGATGGTTATATTGATACTGATATGCTTTTAAGAGGTGATTCAGCAGCAATGGAACGCAAAGTAAGAACAATGTTTACTAGTGGTGCAATAACTCCAAATGAAGTGCGTAAAATGTATGCCATCAATACAATTGATGAAGATTACGCAAATAGTAGTTATATGCCAAGCAATATGATGCCAGGCGAAACAGCTATTCCCTTTTGGACAGCACAAGCACAAAAAAATCAACAATTAACCAATAGTCAGCCTGGAATGGGTGGCGCACAGCAATAATGGAAAGAAGATATAATAATAGAGCTGCTGAGATTATCAGCGAAGAGGGCAGAATGATTAAGGGCTATGCTTCAACATTTGAATCTATGTACGAAATGTTTGAAGGATATAACGAAACTATAGCACGTGGCGCATTTGATGAATGTGATATGAGCGATGTTGTAGCTTTATTTAACCACGAAAGCGAGCAATTATTAGCTAGAACTAAAGATGGTAAAGGTACATTGACATTAGCAGTTGATGACAAAGGTTTGTATTTTGAATTTGAAGCATTAAATACAACTATGGGCAATGATGTACTTGAAAACATAAAAGCAGGTAATATTCGTGGATGTTCATTTGCATTTACTGTAGCTGAACAAAAAGTTGAAGAGTTTGCTGATGGATCAATGCTTAGAACTATTATGAAAATTGATAAGTTGTATGATGTTGGGCCTGTAGTTAATCCTGCTTATGAAGATACTGAAGTTGAAGCATACAAAAAAAGAAGTAAAGAACTAATTATAAAAGAAGATACAAAACAAATAAACGAAAGCTATTATATAGCACAAAAATTTAAATTTAATTTAAACTAAAAAAACAAACAAAATAATGAAAAACTCAAGTGTTGAATTACGCCAATTACAAGCGTTAAAAAGAAACGAAGGTTCTGA